ACTGGTCCTTGAAAAGTAGTTCTAGCCATTTTATTCTCCTTTGGTCGTATAGACCATTATCGCTACGCCGTCTCTATACCGTCTGCCTAGCCAGTCTGCGTAACTAAATTAATACTAGGAATTATATTGTAAAACAAAAAAGGCGGTCTTGCAACCGCCTTCTTCTATCTGGGAGGATCCAGTAATTTTTATGAACCTTGAGATCCGTAAACCGCTCTAGGATCAGAGTAACCAAAGCTGTATCTCTCTCTAGCTTTGTATCTCATATTTCCTGTGTCAAAATCGCCTTCCATGCCAGTAGCAAGGGCAGCTCTTGTGAAGTGTTTGAATCCATTAGGACAATCTGTTTTAATAAAGTATGCATCAGTATCTGATAGATAGTGGTTAACTGTATAACCACCTGATAACATACCCATGTTTTTCAGAGCGTTGATATCATTGTCAGCAGTACCGACTCTTAGAGTTGAGTTCAAGACTCTATCAGCTACGAATTGAATGTTTACTGGGATAATTAATTTTGTTCCCTGCATTGCAATTTTTAGCCCTCTTTCGTCGATAAAACCAGCAATATCAATCATCGCTTGTTCTAATGAGGTTTCGTTAAGATCCGCATCAGTTGCACTTCTGTTTGAGAAAGTTCCACCTAATGCTGTTGGGTGTGCAGTATTACATAAAGTAACACCATCGCCACCAGTTGTTGCAAATGCTGTGTTTAATACATCAGCACCTTTAACTTGTTTTGTATACGCCATTGAACGAGCCAATGCTTTTGTATAACGAGCAGATAAAGTATCATATAAGTTATCTTCGACTGCTTCTTCCGTTAAAGCGAATGCTAGTGCAATTGTTTCATGCACGTATCTCGCAGTGAAAGATTCAGAAGCGGTATCAAAACCAACTGCTGCACCTTCCGCTTTTACAGAAGCTTCGCCAAAGCCAACCAACATAACCTCTTCTTCGAATGCTCTATCACTAGATTCATTGTCGAAGATTTCTGCGGCCTCGTTTTCATAACGTGCGTACTCTAGTCCAAACAGGGCGTTTAAACCAGGTTCTAGCTCTTTAGCTAGTTGTGCTCTACTTATAGCCATTTTCTAGTCTCCTATTAGTTTATTCCTGTCGCTGTATTAAAGAAATGTACGTTAAGTTTAACTATCGCTAATCGACCAGCAACGGTTGCGTCATCATTGCTAGGAGAATCTTCGAAACCGAGAATTCTCAAGTTAAGGGAGGCTGTAGTGTTTGCTGTGCTTACTGCCAACTCACCATAGTTATAACCAGTAGTTGTACTTCCAGTTATACTTGTAGCAAAGTTTGCATTAGCAAAAACTAGTCCATCGGCTGCCGCCGCATCACAATTTATTAAAAATAATTGATTTGGATCATCTATTATATAACCAATAACTTCTGTATTTGCTTTACAAGAAGCAGTGCCTGGATAATAAGCTGACCACGTTGGCGTGCCGTCTAGTGCTGTATATTTACAGCCCATAAAAACACCGAGATATGGTACTGTGCCACCTGCTGCTGCACCTGCATAACTAATTACTCCAGTAGCTAGAGGTATTACCCCTTGTCCTGTAAAAATTTCATTAGCAACGCCAGTTATACTAGCAGTTTGAATAGCATAAGCATTCATACCTTGGGTATTATATGAAGAGCCTTCTCTTACGAAAGGTCGTAATCCGAAAGCAGCATCTATATTTGCCATAATATGTCTCCTTTAGACTCTGGTAGAGACATAGGCCTTACTTATTTAAGACTTTTTGTTTCCACCAAATTCAACCCTACTGCGTTTCTCTTTCGAGATAGGCATAGAAGGGTGCTCGTCTTTCATAAGATCATTATCAATGGAATCTTGTTTTCCTTTAGTAAGTTCTGAGAAGTAGGCATCCCTATCTTCCTTAACTTCTATAGGACAGCGCATCAATAATAATCCTCCGACTCCAATAACACCTTTGTATTTTCCATCATTAATAGACGGAAGATCCATTCTGTCAGGATACTCTTCTTTTCTTACAAATTCATATCCTGATCGTAAACGAGCCATGATGTTTTTTTCATCTTGTTCGCCACGAAATTCAGCACGAACCCAACGATGGTGAAAACCTTCGGGTGGTTCGGGTGCATCCAAGTTCGAAGGAGGAACCCATCCTCTCTTACGAGCTTTCTTTTCACGGGTTTCAATTTTGCGTGTGGATTTCTTTAATTTTTCAGTCATATTACGCCTCCTTCACGTGTTTTGCGTATTCTTCCAATGGCACATTGAGTCTTTTCGCTATTGCTATTTGTGAAGGTGTGAGCTTCACTACTCGGCGTCCAGATTTTGTTTTTCGTACGGCCGACGCTACAGTCTGAACGGGCTGTTTCGTTTCGGTTTTCTTCTCCTCAGTAGGTTTAGTATCACCAAACTTATGAGGAAACTCATTTCTCATGCGAGAATCTACTTCTTTATAATACTCATTTGACGTTGGGTCAAATCCTTCTTCATTAACAAGTTGATTATGTAGTTCCATTGCTGCTCCTGTCATCATTCTATCAGCACCGAACCACTCATTTCTTGCCGCCCATTCCTCTGCACGGGGATCATAAACTGGTTGTTCAGCATAATCTTGTTGGGGCGCTTGTTGTTGAACTGGTTGAGAAGCATAATTTGCTTCATCATTTTTTTGAGCCTGTTTCATAGATGCTAATCTTGCAGCATCTGCTTTCGCTTGAGCTAATTGTTCTTGCGCAGAAACTTGGCCTTCTGTATCATTATCTTCTATTGCTTTTTTAAGTCTAGCTTTAGCTGCTTCTGCAGCATTTGTTACTCTACCTTCATACTCAGATACATAACCTTTTCCAACATTCGTATATCTTTGTTTTAATTCTTCATTTTCATCTTGAACATCTTTGTAAAGCCGTTCCATTTCTCGCATACGGCCAACAAGATTGTTAATTCGTTTTTTAACATTTTTACTATAATCTCCTAAGTCATCAGTTTTATAAGGATCTGCGTCCTCGGGAGTTTCAACTTTTTCTTCTTCTCTAGTTTCAACTTTTTCTTCTTCTTTAGTTTCAACTTCTTGAGGAGCTTCTTCTACAATTTCTTTTACATTGCTTTCCTCTACAACAACTTCTTCTTTAGAGTCTTCATCCTTTAAAGTTACTTCAACAGCGTTGCCTGTTACATCTAAAGGAACTAATTTTTCTTTCGCCATATTTCTCTCCTAAAATAAACTTGCTGGCAGTATATCTTTTGGATGATCAATGACCGCCAGTATTTCATCATCATTCACTATTCTAAGCTCACCACCATCAATACGAATTCTAGATCCTGCATATTTGGTAATAAGTACCCAATCAGCACTCTTGCACCAAGGACCATTGGGAAATCTTTCTTTATCTTTATAAGCATCGGGTCCTACTTTTAGAACACGACAAACATTAGTAGCTACTTGTGCTTCAGCTACAGTTTCATCTGTAAGATGTAAACCCGCTTTAGTTTTTTTCTCTAATAATAAAGGAAATAAAATAATTCTAAATCCTGTAGGTTCTGGAACTTTTCCTATTTCTTTTTTTGTTTTGTAGGGTTTTTCGTTAATATCTATGATATTATTTTCTCGGGTTATTATCTTCGATTTCGTCTTCATATTGCTCCTGTTTTTTTAGCAGGTCCGTGAGTTCCTGTATGGTTTCTTTATAAGCATGTAATTTTCCTAGAAGATATTTATATTCTTCAAAGTTTTTTACATCTGATGTTATAACTTGATTTACTTGGTCTTGTCTAGTTTTTAATATTTTTTTAAGATAATCTACAACTCTTACTATATCCACTATGCTCCTATACTACTCATCTTGTTACTCATGTTTTGGGCTCTGTTGGGGGTTTGTTTTGCCCAACGACTATCGAGCATTTCGCTCGCCGCTAAAGAATACTCAAGTGTTGATAAATGTTTCCACATATTACGGAACTTTGAAACCCCTGTTTTTCCAAGTTGAAACACCATTTCAATTATAAGTTCCTTAGCTAAATCATCTATATCAGAACATCCGTGCTCTTGCATTAAGTCTTCAGCACCTTTAATTGCTGTTTGTAAATCATGTTCTAGTATAGTCATTAAAAATTTTTCTTCATACTCTTTGTCATCTTCCCAAAAGTCTTCAACGCAGAGGTGCCCTACGCCCACTGTTCTCTTACCTAGGGTATCTAGGTATACCTTGTTTCTGTAGCCCTCGTGATCCTTAACGGATTGTAATAATCTTTCCATATTCATGTATATATCCTTGTCATTGGTCTTTTGTTTTTAAGCATACGTCCAAAACCTTTTGGTGTTACTTCAATAAATCCTCCATTTGTTTTACGAACAATTGCTCCTGTTAATGCTTTACCTTTTAGTTTTTGTCCTGTAGGATCACCTTTGGGTTTAGTAGCAATAACTGGTTTCATTCCAGCGGCATTTGCTATGCGTTGAGGAACAGTTAAATCTTTAGAAGACAATCCTCCCTTAGCTTTTTTAATAATTGTTTTTACATTAGTTGGTTTACCACCAGGATTACCAGCAGCTCTTTTTCTAGAAACAGCAGATCTTTTTTGAGACGAACTCATAGACCTCGCTTTAGCCAATGGAACACACTTAGGATATTTTCTTTTACTTCCTTTTTTTCTTCCGCATGGTTGATACTTTCCATCTTTCTTTGGGGCTCCTATGTCAACCCACTTTTCTTTTACCCAAGCTCTTAATCCTTTTTTAGCCATTACGTAAACTTTGTTACCTTACGTTTATTTTCCATAATTCCGCCACATCCTTTTGCAATGCCGCCTTGATTAAAACTAGATATTTTTTTTCGTTGTTGAGAAATTTTATTAATTATACCACCACCGGCTTTTTTCTTTTTCTTTCCACCCTCAACTGTTTTGCCAGAGCAAATTGAACTTGCATACATGTTAGCGTAAGCGGACGGATAAACTTTAAATTTACGTTTAGCTGCAGCCTTACCTTTTGCACAAAGTTTGCCCATTATTTTTTTCTAAGTTTAGATAATGTTTTAGCAAATCTTGCTCGTTGTCCTAATTTTCCCGGTGCTTTCGCAGCTTTATTTAATTTTTTCAAAGGAATCTTTTTTCCCTTTTTTATACCTAAAGACTTACGCAATGAACCGGGTTTTTTAATAGCTTTTTTAATGTCAAGTTTTTTCTTTTTTACTCGTCCACCTTTTTTAGCTTTAATGACTCCTCTACCAATAAGAACATCTTTTTTAGTTATCTTACCGTCTCCACTTAAATCTTTCATTAGTCCTCCTATTTCTTTTTAATTAAACCCATTGCACCTTTTCCGGCCTTGATGCCGAAGCTAGCTGAGCAGGCGATGTATAAGAGGTGTTTATAATAGTCCGGAAGTGACTGCAGGGCTACAAACCCAGCATGAATATGTTCTGTCATTCCTGGAAAAAATACGAGTGTCGCTGGAGCCAAAAGACAAATTAAAATTAGCTCATCTTTCCACGACCCTTTCATTTGGTCCACGGCTGATGTTTCCCATTTCACTTTGCCGGCGATCTGATCTTCTTTTAATTTTGTAGCTGCTTTAACTTCTGTGATCTTTAATTCAGCTTTCGCTTTTTTGGTCTCGACGAAGCCACGGACTGTGTCTGCGGCCACGCCGAGTAGGGGTTTTGCTAAGAGTTGCCAGACCATAGTCTAGGCTCCTCCTCCAGTTATCTGACTAATAATAATTAGAACAACAATAGCGACAATACCCGCTTTTATCCAGTCCTTCATTTGCCAGTCTGACCACTCTTTCAAGTGTGCCCATAGATCTTTTAATAGGTTCATAAAACCTCCTTTGTTAAAGTCCGTTAGTCTACTACATGTTCACAGTTTTTGCAATCACATGATTGACAAGAACTGCCGTCACTACAGTGACACCCATGTCCACAGTTTTTACACTCCATTAAAAAACGCCTTTAAAAGGAACCTTTTTAATTTGCATTTTACTGCGTTGACCTTTTGGTCCTGCACCTAAATTGTCTACAACTTTTGGTCCTGCAACAGCAACTGATGCTGTTGAAAGAATAGAAGTTTTATTTACATTAGGTCCTGCATAAGGATTCATGTCTGTACTTACAGTCATTTTAGCATTTGGGTATTTAGAACCGTTTATATATTTTGCTTTCATAATATATTAATGTTTAGTGATTTTCTCGTGATCAATCAAGAGATTATTTGCATATTCCACAAAAGCAGACACATCCTTATTGCTTACAAAATCTTTTAATAGCATTCTTGAAGCACAAGTTAAGGCAATAGCCAATTGAATTGGATCAAGTTTATCTCTTTCTAGTAATTCATGAATAGAATTGTAAACAATAGCAGTTAAATTATTAATATCAGCGTCATTACCGTCTATGTGGTGTATATTAAACATTTTAATATTTATTTCTTAATTTGGATGGTTCCATTACCTTTGTCAACTGTATTCCTTCCCTAATTGTTGCGTGTTTATCCGCATTATCAATTTTTTGTTGCTCTTGTATTGTGTCTACAATAAATTTTTCTTCATCTAACCCTTGTTTTTCTCCATCTTTTTGGGCTCTAAGTTCTAATTCTTCTGCACGTAGACCTAATTCTTCTTTTTTAAGTGTAACAAGTGGATCTTGTTGCATTCCTTCTAGATATTCTTGCTCTTCTGCTACCATTTCTTCTGTTAATTCTTTAATTCTAACAGCAGTTTGTTTAGCAATTTCAATTTCAAACTGTTGTTGGAGTTCTGGAGGTATTTGACCTCCATATTGAGCTGTTAATTGTTGTATTTCTTGTTGATTTTTCATCATAACCTCTTCTTTTGCCTGTTCACTAATGTGTTGAGAAATATGTGACTGTATTAAAGACAAAACTGGTGGAGAATTTTTCACTAAATACGTCGACATAAAGGCACGGTGCGTGTCAATATGAGCAGCATGATCTTGTTGAGGAAAAGCCATCGCTGGTTTTTGTAATAACATTTGTGAATTCTCTACTGCCGGATCTGTTGGCATAGGTTGTGGTGGAGGCGGAAGTAATGCCTCTATATTTTGTACCCCCATTGCCTGATACATACGTCTATAGGCCTCATATTGGTTGTGTATTTGGGGGTTTGCTTGTGCTAATTGTAATTGTGTTTGTGCCAACGTAATACGTTGAG